CCCCCGCCTCACCGCGCACCCAGCACCAGCGGCTCGTGCCCTCGGTTCATGCTTGCATAAGGGTCGTATTCCTGCGCCTTGTGCATGACGGCGGGGCCAATATCGTCAAGGCTCCCCACCGGTACCGGCACGGCGAAGGTGATCGCCAGCGCGTCGGCCGAGTCGGGTGAGGCCAGGCCGCGCGCCTTCATGCTTTCCTTCTTCTCTAGCAGGATGGCGTCGGCGGCGTTGTAGCCATACTCGACGCCGGTCAGGTCAGTGGCGAGCATTTCGTCGCGGGGGATCGCCCCACCAGCCAGCCATTCACGCATTAATCCCCAAATCTCCGCGCGCCGGTTCGCCCACTTGCGCGGGTCCATTGCCCGGCCGCCGAACTGCACTTCGTTCACATCAAAGCCGATGGAGCGCAGCCGGTCGATCACCCCGCCGCCCACACCGCCGCCGTCGACGTTGACGATGACGCGATTGCCGGCCAGTCGCAGCGTGTTGACGTGCTCGACCACTCGCGCGGCCAGGGTCATGGTGTCCGCGCCCTTCAGACGGATGGGAGCCCACGAACGCGCGTCACGCCCGCAGCGGGTCCATATCACGCTGCTGTCGTCGCCGAAGCGTGCTGGGTCAACACCTACGACGAAAGCCTCGTGGCGCTCTGCGGACACTTCCCGCACTTGGGCGTCATTGACCACATCGCGCGAGATGAACTGCAGGCTGGATGCGCTCGGGAACTCGCCCAGGACACGAACCTTCACGAAGTCCGAGCCGATGCCGTAGTCGGCCACCCACTCGTCGATCTGATTCTTGTTGGTGATCTGGCACGTGCGGCTGTCGATCTGCCGGATGTTCCAGCGGTGCCGCTGGCCGTTGAAGCACTCGAAGAACTTGGTTCCGGTCCGGGTAGGGTTGCCGAATGCGAACCACATCGGCGCACCGTCCGTCATGCCGCCCTCGGCCACTTCCCAAATCTTGGCCGGGATCGCGCTCGCCTCGTCGAAGATGTAGAACGGCGTCGAATCGGCGGCGTGCAGGCCGGCGAAGGATTCGCTGTTTTCCTCCCGGCACGTCTGCGCATCGCAGCGCCAGGACTCTGGATACTCGGCCATCGTCATGCGCATCGCGCCCTTGCCGGCCGTCACATCGAACCACTCGCCAAAGATGCAGCGCTTCGTCCACTTGCCGATTTCCGCCCAGGTCTTGGACTCAAGCTGTGGCGCCGTGTTCGCCGTCACCACGCCGCGCGCATTGGGGCGCGTGCTCATGATCCAGTTGACCAGCCATGCGGTGATCGCACTCTTGCCGATGCCGTGGCCGCTGCTGATCGCGTTTCGGATGGCATCGACTGCGGTACGCCCGTCGAATGCTCGTTCCGTCACCTGGCTGCCAATTTCCTCCAGCAGCTCGCAGGCCCAGGCATCGGGGCCGTGCTCGGTGTCGTAGGTCTCTCGATATTCCTGCGGCAGCTTCACCACCTGCAGCGAGCGGTCACGATCCCACTCGTAGGCAAACAGCACAAAGGCCAGCGGCTTGTCGTAGAAGTACCCAGCCATGCGCTGCAGGACGGTGGCGGGCTCGATCTTCCGGCGGGTTGAGCGCTCAGCAACGAACCCAATTCTCAGCCACCCACGGGCGATGCGCCCAACGTCGCCGGGCGTCCCGGCAAGCGCCTGCAATTCCTCCCTGGTGTGAGACGGCTTGGGCGGGGTGCGCCTGGCTGCGAGGATTTCAGCGCGAATGTCGTGGGCTGCGGACTGCGCGGCTTCAATCTTCTCCAGCCGGCGGGAAATGTTGATGGCCGTCATTCCGGTTCATCCTCGGTGTCGTTGCTCAATAGTGCGGCGGAGCCTTCCAGTGCCGGCTTGCCTTCAAGAGTGCGCAGCCGGCGCTCGTGCTCGTCGACCACCACCGCCTTGGCATAGGTGTCCAACATCCGCAGCAGCTTGTCGCCAGCCTCGGCGCTGATTTCTCCGTCAGCCACCGCCGCAAGGATCGCGGTCGCCTTGTCCTGCAGCGTCTCGGCCTCCTTCAAGCCAGGCACCACCACTTTCTCGGCTTCCGGGCGAGGCGCTGGAGCCAGTCGCTCCAGACACACCTTGATGCTGGTCGGGTCACCCATCTTGGCGAGCTGGACAGCCTTGGCGATGATCTCTGCCTTGTGCGGCTCGATGAGATCCCGTACCTGCTCCGACGGGCTTTTGCCGCGCGGGCGCCCCGGCGATTTCAGGCCATGCCCGGGGAGCAGCTTTCCGCCCTCCGCCCGTTTGACCTGCGTTTTCTCCGTCATGGCGCCAGCTTCTCCGTTCGGCTCACAACCCTGATGCGAACAGGCTCCACGTTCCGGCGCTTGTTGCCACTCTTCCCGACCCATGACTGCACGGTTGAGCGATGGACGCCAAGCGCCTTGCCGATGGAGCGATACCCCACACCAGCCGCGTACATCTCGCGTGCTTTGGCGACCACATCATCGTCATGCCGCGCCATCCCGTGCGACGCGCCGACAAGCTTGCCGATGGCGTTTTGAAACAAAATCTCGATTTTCGTGAGCATTCCTAGTCCTCCGGTAGCAGATTGGCCGACGTGTGCCCGCGCACCTGCAAAGCCAGGCGTAGTTTCCGCATCGCTTGGTGCTCGATGCGCCGCACCTCCTGAACCGTCACCGTGCGGCCTTCCTCCTCGGAGAGAGCCGCGGCGATTTCCTCTTCCGTTGCAGCATCATCGGAGCGGCATTCCACAGTTAAGACTTCTTCGATGCCTCGTTCATCTGGTACCAACTGCTTGCGACTTGGCCGGCAGAAGTGAGTAGAGAAGACGCGCCCGAAGCGAATGGACTGATACCGGCAGCAGACCCGTACTTCATAAGCGCCTCGCTCTGATAGTTCGCTCCTTGGGTTCTGTATCCCCAGGCACTCCGAACCGCATTCGACTCAAGCGTCATGCGGTCTGTCTCTTTGAGGATTTCCGTGCTTGCCTGCAGTTCTGCTGCATTGCCTTCGCCAAGGTCGATGCCGTTGGCGGCCATCGAAGCACGTTGACGCGCCTTGAGCTGCCCGGCCTGCATGGTGAGGCTGGCGACTTCCTTCTGGCCGCGCTCCATCGCGCCGCGATAACCCAACTCAGCGATGCGGGCGTTGATGCGCGACATGCTCGCCTCAAAGGCAAGCTGGTTCTTGGTCATTTTTGCGCTATAAAAACCGCCGATGGCTCCAGATACGGCACCGGCCGCTTGCAACCCGAGAGAGAGATTTGCGTACATGGACATGGGTGTTCCTCCTTCAGTGGATTCGGTGAGTGTTGTTCAGAATCACGGGCGACATGCGCACCACTTCGTCGGTGATGATCGGCCAGCGATCGCACAGCACATCGAGAACGAAGGCCACGTCCGCCAGGGTGAAGCCCTCTGCCATCTGGGCGTCGGATGCCGACAGCCCAAGCTCGCCGGATTGCAGCTTGTCGAATGCCTCCAGCGGTTCGATTTCTTCCGGGGCGCCACGCTCGAACGCCAGCGAGGCCAACTCCCCGGCCACGGCAATCGAGCGCCGCAGCGAATCGGGTAGATCGCCAGATGGATGGCGAACCCAGCAACCGCCGTCGAAGGACTTCCCGCCGGGGTGAGGGTTGACCGCCAAGTGGATCTCGCAGCCTGCGGAGATGGCAACGACGCCCTGGCCAACGACATGGGCGATGGTGAGGCTGAGGTCTTGATTAGCGTTTGCCATTCTTCAGCTTTCCGGCAACACGCTGGCTGCGTGCCTTCTTGGCCAGCATCACGATGGTCTCGGCGTCGTCACCCAGGCCCATTGCTTCGATAGCTCGCGCTACGCGGGCATCACGTGCCACCAGCGCCCGGGCGTCGCGCAGGGCTTGCTTGGCTCCGCTGCCGAATTCGCGATTGAGCGCGTCGACGGCAGCCTCGCGCTGGGTGATGGTCTCCACCGGCGTGCTGCGCAGCGTCTCAACTCTGGTGCGCAGGGTACGCACGTCCAGCACGCCGAGGTCGAGGTCGGCCGCCATTTCCCGCAACTCGACTGCGGCCTGGCGCGCGTCAGAAGGGTCGATGCCTTCCGCTTCGCATTGCTCGTCGGTCAGTTCCTGCACCACATCGCGCAGCATGGACTGTGCATCGAACATGCGGCGCTCAGGAAGGTCGCGCAGTTCCTGCACCTCTGGCGGGACCTCGGCCAGCGGGGCGGACTTCTCCGGTTCGGGGTAAAGGATCGCCTGCATCTCTTCGTCGGTGTGCGGGCGGGGCGGTGCGTCCTGCGCCGGCTCCGTGTCAGGGCCACCAAACAGGCGCGCGGCGGGGTCGCTGACAGGTTCGGCAGGCTTCGCTTCAGGCTTTGGTGTTGACGGGTAGAGTCGTTCGGCCATTGCCGTGGCCTCGTCTACGGGCGCCTGCGGGGTTGTGGGTT